TTACGAATGGCAGTGTTGCCGTACTGGTTGTAACCGTTGCCAGAAGAGGCAGGGCTACTGTAAAGATATTTTGCATTAAATTTGATTGAACTCTACATCCGTATAGGAAAAGCGCACTTCCCCTTTCTCAAGGGGCAGATCCCACGGCTCTAATGGTCACTTCAAAGACTCATAACAGAAAACCCACTCTTTAGAAGTGGGTTTGTTCATAATAAGTTAATATTTAGGTTTTGTCAAGGTGCCAGTTTAGGAAGTGTCTACTACTAAATAAGCTAGGTCATAATCTCTAGAACAATGAAAAAGCTTCTTCTAGCCTTTTCGTTATTCTTCACTACTCCTGCTTTTGCTGGTGAAATCACACATAAAATTGTTGATTCAGTTCAACTCGGCGTTCAGGGTGCAGCGGTACAATCAACTAGAGTCGGTGGACAGTATGCCGTCTCTGGTACAAATATCAACGTAACAACTCTTGGTGGAGTTGGTTCCGCTGGTTCTTATGCAATCAACACCAATGGTTCAGCATTTTCTTTCAGTGAATCCTCAATTACTGCTGATACAGTTGTCACCTCTCAGTCGGCAGCTTCTGGAACAATTGCTGCTCCCAACCTTTATAGCAACTCTACTACTCAGTTAGGTGGTTCTGCAGGTTCTCTTGCAGGAACTCTGAGCGCAACTGGCGTTCCTACCATCACTGCTGGTGGTCCTGGAAGCACTGGTACTGCACAAAGAACTGTTGAATTGAGCGTATTCAAGTGAGACACATAACTCTCGGACTGGTTGCAGTCTTGGGAGTTATATCTCCTTCATACGCTGGACCAGTAACTCCCAACTTCACAAGTGGGACAATTACTTCTGAGACTAAAACTCGTACTGAAGTGATTGAAGTTATCAAACAAATAGAATATACCACTGGGACATCTTATACTGTCACTGGTACTAATATCAACATCCCCGACCGCCCAGGTCCAGGAGCGAACTATACAATTCAAACGCAAGGTGCTCCGTTCCAGTTTAGTGAGACTTATCTGACTCCTGGAATTGCGAAAGAAACATGGATAGATCGCAAAACGGTAGAAGAATCTACCACCAACTCATTATCGGTCTTTACGCAATAGTATTTGCTTTACCAGCAACTGCTCAACAAGCACCGTCCAATACAAACATAGCAGGACCCTCAGCATCTGCGACTGGTAATGTTACTAACCAGGCAGTTCAGGTGCTTCAGGGTCCTTTTGCTGTGAATACTTATGGTTCTGGTGTTTCTTGTCAGGGTCCAACACTGAACTTACAAACCTTTGGATACAATAGTCTATCCAACAATAGTGACCCCACAACATTTCAACAGAACTCAATTAACACAGGCGTCTCTGCAGGGTTCTCTGTGCCTCTTGACGGGTCGTTTCAGGAACTTTGTAAGGCAAGGGTGAGAACTGAAATCACAAGGCAGCAGGCGGAAGCAGACAAGGCACGACTTGATTTTGAGTTGGTTCGTCTTCTCAAGTGTGGTGAAGCAATCAAGTCAGGTATCTCATTTCACCCAGAAAGTCCTTATGCAAAAATATGTGCTGATGTAGTTGTTAAGTATCCAAAAGTACAGGATGTAGTCAATGGAAATAAAAATAATCAGTCCATCGTCCGTAAGAATTGACGGACCACCGATCATTCCTACGATAGAACCTCCTGTTACAAGAAGAGCCGAGCGATCAGTCACACACGGACTTGCTCTACCAATTATTAATGTTCCCGACCCAACTCTGAACTATCCAGTTATTGATGTTCCAACTCAAGAAGAGTTTGATGCTGCAGTGAGAGCAGAACAACAAAAACAAAAAGAAGAGCAAGAAGAAAAGACCAGAGGACTACCTGATAGCAAACCTATCGTTCCACAGGTTCAAGTTCCTCAGGAATCAGTACAAGACAAGATAATAAAAGAAACTAATACACCCCCTACAAACTTAGGAGTGCCCGTCATTGAAGTACCAATCGTCGGAGAAGTCCCTGTCCCACCTAAAGAGCAGGTTATTCTTGCTGGGACTACTGCTACTGCCTCTGTTGCTGCGGCTCTTGTTGGGAAATCTGTGGTGGAATGGTTGGTAGGTAAGATGAAACCTATCATTCAACAGATATTTGTAAGGGGTAAGAAACTCTTGAGCAGAGACCTTACCCCATATGAACTTCAGATATACTTTGCGTTTGAGAAAAGTCAGTCCCTGAAGAAAGTCAATAAGTTACTCAAAAAAGAAAGGAAGAAAGAAAAACAAGAACAATACAAGAAGTTTCACGACAAGTGATTACTTCTTACGCTTCGCATCCAGTTCAGCAAAGTTCTTGACTTTCGTTCCGCCATCATAATTCCAGGCATAACCCTCAACAATCATTTGGTCGTTAAGAGATGTATCCTGGTCGTTGATGAACAAGTGTCCGATAATTCTACCATACTTCTCTGTAGAATCTGGAAGTTCAGTCTTGATGAGAATATTCTTCGCACCTTCTACTTTTTTCTTCAACCACTCTTTTGATTCAAGTCCATACTTCTTTTCCTTCTCATCAGCGGTGCGGCTTTCAGGAGTATCAACCCCAGCAAGGCGAATCCGTTTAGTGAGAGATATATCAAAACCCAAATCAATATCAGCGTCAATAGTGTCCCCATCGACTACTTTATGGATTGAGCGAATACGATATATGTATGGGTCTTTATTATCCATTAGAAAGGAAACTTAATACTCCCAGTATTTAGTTTAGGGATAGGAAGTTTCTCAAATGCTTTGTTGACTTGGTTCTCCACAACTTTACCAACAAACTCTTCTGGGTTATCCAGAATCTTCTGTGCCTTTTGATAAGTCACATAAGCACCATAGCAAAGTGCTCCACTAATGAGAAGGCTTGTCGTTGATAGAATCAGTGCTAGGTTCTTCATCTTTCATTTCCTCAAATGCTAGTCGTAATATGTAGTAAATAATATATGCCGTAAAGGCAAGTCCACATCCTAATATTATTAGAACTCCCCAGGGAAACTCATCAGGCATCAGTATTTACCTTCTACACAATAATCTGATTTCTTATTTGGAGTATACTCTTTATAACCTTCTTGTGGTTTCATCCACCCACATCCAATTAACCATTCCATTGTAAGTGGTGTTGGTCTTACCTGCTCCCACAGTGGTCCCTTAGCACACATTTCTATATGCTTTGCAGTCTGGTTTGATTGTTCTTCTGCCCAGTTCGCATCTGCTTCCCAAGGAATAGCACGACTTTGACCCATGCTTTCATACGCAAGTCTAGTACTTTTCATGATCCAAGAAGGTATTTCAGCATCCTGATGAACCTGAGCCATAAACGATGTTTGTGTTCCACCACCCATACAATCTTGAACAACGTGCCATCCTTCATGACGTAGTGTTCCTAAGAACTCTCTTGGGTCTTGAAGTAGAGTTTCATTAATATAAAGACGATTTAAATTTGGTTTGTATATTCCCACTGTTCTTGGAGTAAAATATCTGGGTGGTGAAACATACACATCCACCTTTACTTTTTCCAACGCAACTAGAATACGTTTGACTTCTTCCCTGAATGGGTCAAGTTCTTTTGCTTTGAGTAGTTCCGATTCTGATGTAAGTTTTTCAACACCTTCAGTACATTCTAACAAAATCATACAACCCATTGCAGCCAGACTATATGCTGGAACGGTGGGTTGTTTCTTTGTTATTTTTTCAGCACTTGCGGGAAGAATTAAACTTAACGATAATCCAATTGTTGTAATGAGTTTTTTCATTCTCACCTCTTAATTTTTTGAATAAAAAACCCTTCCGAAGAAGGGTTTAACTTACTTTTTCTTTCCGCCGTTCTTTGCTTTTTTGGCAGTTGCATTACCAGAGTTCTGTTTTTTATTATTAGCAGAACCTGCTCCACCAGAACCCTTTTTACCCTTGTTTGCTGATTTTGCCATTAGGCTCCTGTGCGAGGTTGTACGAAACCTTCACCTTCCTCAACCTTTGTTTCCAGAGCTTCAACTCTTTCTACAAGAGTTACTGGTGCTTCAGGTGCTGGTGGTTCTGGTGGTGCCTCTACAACTTCTTCTCTACGTGGTTCTTCTTTCTTTTCTTCTTCATCGCCACCCTTCTTCATAGTATTAATACCAAAGGTAGCAGCAGAAGCAGTAAAGACGGTAGCGATAAAGGTTGGGTCCATTTTGGACAGCATACCTGCATAGCTAGCAGTCAGAAGAGCGGCAGACCAACTCAAAATCGCAATACGAATAACTTGTCCCATAGCTTTTTCTTTCTTGTTATCCATCAGTTCCGTGTGATGAAGTCTCTTCTTATTTAGGTTTTTAGAACCTAAACTTAACCTTTGCAGCAACAGAGTTATTTGTTAGACCATTAGAAACAGCATGTGTTCCTTCAACATATAAAACCTCTTTAATATCAATAGATGCTGCAGCGGTATATGAATTATCAGTAGCATAAGAACCTTCAACACCCAAACCAATTAAATCTTTCTTCTTTCCACCAAATCTGGTTTCAAGTTTAAGACCTGCTTCACCAACATGTGTAGTTTGATTAACTGCTTCTACAGTTCTTGCTGATTCTGAAGAACCAGTTTCTGTATAAGCATTTCTAGATATGTTAGATACAGTATAACCTAGGAATGGTTTAAACCAACCAGAGTTATTAAGATATAATCTATTGTTAATCCACCACTGGGTTCCATCTACCTGAGACCAGTTACCAAACTGATATTCAACTGTTCTAGCAACATTATACTTATCTTGAGAACCGCCAGCATTAGTAACAAGTGCTACATCTCTACCATGGAAACTATTGAAGATACCAACATGCTGTCTCTTGAGATGTGAGATACTATCCACACCCAGCATTTCAGTATATAAGTCATTGTATTGTGCTCCAGCAGTCCATCCTTTTGTAATGTCAAATTCAAATCCACCACCAAATACTGTTGACTTTGCTTCATATCCATCAGCATTATAAGATTGCATAATGCGGTTGGTTTCAAATATTCTAAATCTCTTCTTACGATTTGTAAGAGGTTCGTGGTTAAGTGTATTGTTGATAGCACCACTGATACCATCAAGAACTTCATGTTGATCTATACGACCAGAAAAGTCAGCATACTGATGTGAAACAGCAGACTGACTTGAGCTGCTGGTGGTAACTACTGATGTTCCATTAGTTACAACAGTTGAGTTATCACTATAAGTATCAGTTGTGACTGGTGTTGTTGTGGTGGTTGTTACTGTCGTTGCAGTGACTGTAGTAGCAGCATCAAAGTTAAGTATCTGCTTTCCACCACTCTCTGATGTTGTATGAGTGATGACTGTGTTTGAAGTATAAGTAGGAGCACCAACACTTAGAACAACATTATTAACAGTGCTAGAACTGACTAGAGTTGGTGGTGGAGGTGTTCCGCCAGTTTCATAAATGTCCAGAACACCATTCTGGTTAGCATCGCCCGAAAGTGCTGCTGCTGAAAGACTTACGGTGCTGGATAGGATAACGCTATCCATAGGCATCCAGTTTACTGTTGGAGACCCAGCAGCATTGTAAGTGAATTGATAATCACCAGCAGAGAGACCTGTGAAGGTTACACCTTGCCAGGAGTATGAAGTCTGAATACTAGGATCATAAGGAACTAGTTGCGATCCATCTGAGGTGAAGTAGTTTGTGCCAGGAATTAATCCGTCTGGCATAGTTTGTTGAATTAAGGTCCAATTAACTGTTGATGGAGCAAAAGTAGTTCCGTTGATACCTTGTAAAGTTAAAGTTCCTTCATTAAAGTTAGTTCCTGGATGCCAGTTACCATACCAGAAGGTAACTGATCCGTTGCCCCCACCAACATATCCGATAGAGTTGGTGTGTGCTAATGCTGCTGTTGGCACTCCAAAAAGAAGCGCAGACGCTGCAGCCAGCGCCTTGTGCGTTAAGGTGGACATAAAAATAAGGTGAGTTGGTGTGGTAGAAATCTCTAAGAACTACCAAACACAACTCACCTTGGTGTGGGTTTGAGTTGCAGTTTCAACTCACTGGTTGAAACTATTTAGTCATCCCTTTTTCCAGGCTTCACCTTCTGCCTTTCTTCTACGTGCTAAACCTGCTTCTACATTAGAACCAGGGTTACGATAGAGGAATAAAGCATC